TACGAGGTAGGACTTTATTTTAATTGCTTCCGGATCTTTAGATGCCGGATAGCCGTTATAGCTAGTCTCCACTAGTAACGCTCGGTGTGGATTGTTCCGCTTGCATAGCGTCATAGGTTGATTTCAACATTGAAGTAAATTCTCCGTTGCCTCGGTCAATAATTGCGTGTTCTACTGTTTCGCCAGTTAGCGAATCAATAACTTTGATAAATGTGACATTATGCATTTTTATAACTCCGCACTAAAGCCAATGTAGGCACTTGTAGAATTGTTTGAGTAAAGGAAATTGCTACGATACTGAGTAAGTCCTGACGAAACAGTTATTAACACGGCTAAAACTCCGTCTAATGCTGCACTTGTTGCAGCAATTACAGAACCACCTGCCTCGGCAACAGCCAATGTCGAGTAGTCCAGTGATGTCGGAGCAACGCGCATTTGTACTGGGTAACTAATTACAAAACGCGCATTTGTTGAACCAGTTGAACCACCTGTGGCAAAAACTGTGTATGTGCCTGGGGCAGTTTGACGGTAGTAGTACCTTTGACAAGCGGCTAATTCTCCTTGAATTGTTGCCCCATTACGGCGGAAAGGCAATGCGGTACTGCCAATGTCAATTTGCACACCTGTTGCTTCAAAGTAATCAGCAGCCCCAGCCGTTCCCGATGGAGTGTATTGGAAACCTAACGCTAATTGTGTAGCGGTGGCAGCGACAGTAGCGGTGTAAGAAAATCTTTGCCAAGTGCTTGTTAAAGTAGCATTTTGGCTAGTAACTGTTGCAACACCAGTAAAACCTGAGTAAATGCTTTGGTCTGTTCCTGTTCCACTATAAAGAATTGCTTGCAAAACATCTGATCCACCAGAATAATTTGCGCCTTTTCTAGCATAAAAACTTATAGTTACTGTTTTACCAGCATAAGGTATCGAGTTTGTAGTTTCGATATTTTGAAATGTGCTAACTGGGCTTGTGCCTGTTTGACCGCTATTGCGCTGAAATCTTAAACAGTATTGGATACTTGGTAAATTAGTTGTATCACCTGTCGCTTGTCGGCTAATTGTCATAGCCTGATTAGCACCTACGCCAAGTGCCCACCGATCAGCAGAATAAACATTATAAGACGAAGCAGCAAAAGATTGGCTTGTACCTCTTTGCCAAATATCAAAGGCCGAATTCAAAATTGGATTGGCTTGTACTGTTCCAGCGGTATAGCGCAAACCTGTTGAAGTGGAACTATCTGCTACAAGTGTCTCGCCATTGTTGCCTACTGCTAGGCGTGCGGGAGTGTCGTTGGCACTAGCTGATATTAGATCGCCTTTGGCATCGACAATAGAGTTTTGGATAGCGTTAGCATCATCCGTAGTAACCCAAGTAAAGTCCATATCAGTATTAGTAGTTTTGCTTAATACCTGACCTGTAGTGCCGCCTTTGAGATCGAGCAGACTTGCATCGATGGAATCGCCTAGGGCTTCGATAGCCGTAGCTCCATCTTTTACTAAGTCGGTCGATGTAGGTACCGGCCAGTTAAAATTCGGCGTTACTGTTGCCATTATGTCAAACCTCCATATGCGTTCTCCCACTCAAGTGTAGCGTTTACACCTGTCCAAATTAGGCTAAACGGGCTTACTGTGTCCCATTGTGGCGCGACCAATGAGAAATCTGTAGGACTTAAGGTAAGGGTTAGGTCTACAAACTGAGGAGTAGCCCTGATCGCAAAGCCCTCAACAAAGCCATTAAAGGAGCCGTTAAACATATTGATCGGTAAATCGTTGAGCACTATAGGCTGACCAAAAAATACATCGATGAGCTTGTCACGCTCTGCATCGGGTAATTGTGTGTTATCTAATCTAAAGGTAATGCTCTGTAGTTGCTCGCGTGGAATAGCCCGGAGCCCTAACTCACGATCCATAACATCGTTTACATCGCTTAAGTTATGCAGGTTGCTACTTACGCTGCGCTGATAACGGCCATAGTTGGCAATAGAGTCGGCATCAAGGGCCGTAGCTTGATTGGCGTAATTGTTTCCGTAGTTGAATACAAGGGAGTTACGAATCTTGCCTATTTGTAGAATAGATTTTACGGTTGCCGGTATCGCGTAATTAGCCGATAAAGTCGTATAGCCGTTGGCATTGAGGTAGACCGTACGGTGATCGGCATCGGCATAACAAACCCGGCCCTGTTTGTCCTCATAGATATTTCCTAGTGCGCTTTGTGCAATTTGAGCGCATAAGTTATAGCTGCTAAAAGGATCGGCTGCTCGGCTAATCATCTCGTATAGGCCCGGCTGATCGATCTCGCCAAGGCCCACGTTTTCAGCATTGGCCCACGTGGTCGTAGGGTCGTAATTGAACCATTGTAAAGCCGGGGCTACCTCAAACCAAGAGTTAATGAGTAGCTCGTTAAGTATGTCAAATATTTGATCGCCGTCCTCGGTTTTAGGCAAAGCATCCGGGAAAAGCGCCTTAGTCAATTTTGCCAAGGATCCAACGGCTAGAATATTACCGATTGTTATAAAGCCGGTTTCCTCAGGCGAACGAACGGAAATGCCAAAATCCGATACTTCGCCGCCGAATACGGGCACATAAACCCCGGCGCTATTCTTGAGTTCAAGGGTTAGGCTATCGGTTACATCAATATCAAAGGCCGTGTTATTTACGTTAATGATCTCCATACGGGCATATCCGGCGCTGCATTGAAGATCGATATCATCGCGACCAGTCTGCATAGTTACGCTTAAAACGGTGTCGTAGACGGTAGTGCCTACGATAATTTTCCACTCGGGTAGCCACGTACTCACTCTATGTACAACCCTGATCCGCGATTAGTCGAAGTACCTCTGTAGCCGGATTGGTTGAGAATACCCTCAATTTCGCGTGCGATAGCCTCAGGATCTCCAATACCGGCGGTAATGGTTATGTAATAGTTGTAAGCAGATTGAGCAGCATAACGAGCACCTACGGCAGCCTCAGCCGGCGTTAAGCCGGCTTGTATGCCCTGAATTAGAGAGGCAGTACCAATATCTGCAGCTAACCGACTAATGGCTATCTGTCGCTCGGCATTGGCTAAAGCTGCCAGTCCTAAAGCGGTCGTAGAAAAGCCGCGTAATTTAGCACTCAAAGAATCATTTTCGGCATCCTGTACGGATCTAATACCTGCAAGGCGTACCGCCGTAAGATATTGCTCTTGCTGAAATTTAAGATCGTAGGATCTTTTGTAGGCTGCATCGACGGAAGCAAGCGAGCTTATTTCGGTTTCACCTGCAGACTTGAGAGCATCCACATACTTTTTCAATGCAGCTTCTCTAGCGGCAGCCTTTTCACTTTCTGACATTTTAGATTTGTTAATGGCATCGAGTTCAGCCGCAAGAGTAGTTTTGATGCTTGCTAATTCTTCTGTTTCGGCAAACTTAATTAAAGTTAATTGTGCGTTCGAGGCATTACTTAAAGATGCTAATCGAGCAATTTCTGTAAGCTGAATCTGTACGCGCTCCGAGTAACTTGCTTTTGTTGATAATTCTCCAGCGGCAGTAATGGCAGCGTTATATTTCTTAAAAGCTTCCTCACGCGCTAACTCTTTATCAGCCTCGGCCATTTTAGACTTGTTAATAGCGGCAAGTTCAGTAAGTAGTTGAGTGTTAATAGATTCAAGCGTTGCGTTGCCAATTTCCTTGACACCTGATAACTTCTCAAAATCTGCCTTTTTCTGAAATGCAGCTATTTGATTTATCTTTTCAATTGCTAAATTGCCGTTTTCTTCCTCGATAGCCATAAGGGCCTCGAGGCGTAAACGTGTTTCTTTATCGTAAGTAGCCTGTAACGCAGCGGCGATTGAGATACGAGTAGTGTCAAAAACAGCGGCAGCCTTTGATAACGAAAGTTTATTCTTTTCTGCTATAGCTTGCTTTTTTGATAAAGCTAATCTTTCTTTTTCGCGCCTTGCTGCCTCAGCGGCAGCCTTAGCCCGGTCACGTTCGATCTTGCCCTGTACATCGGTAGAACCCGATACGCTCATAGGCGTACCAAAAGGTTTAGGCCTAATGGTTGCTCTTTCACCCGCTCTAATTATGGCACCTAGAGGACCTGCCTCTAACTGTCTTTTAATTGGAGTAAGTAATAAACCAAATAAAGACTTTTGCCCAGTTGGAGCCTTAAAACTAGTTAGATCAGCCAAACCAATTAAAGCGAATTTAATAGACTCGCTAAAATCCTCCATAGCGGTAGTAGCTTTACCGATACCCTCCTCGCCGGACAAAATGCCAAAAGCGGTAACTAAACCTGTACCGATAGTCTCTTGAGCATTATCAGCGGCCTCACGTAATACACGCATTTGACCCGAGAAAGTCTTAAGCTCAGCTTCACCCGCGCCGCCAAAAGTCCTACTTAATAGCTTTACGGCATCATTAACATCGAGAGTCTTTAGCTCGGTCTGAGTTAAACCTAAATTATATTTTCTTAGGCCTTTAGTGTTGCCCACGTAAACCGCAGCGAGATCTGCATTTACGGTAGCTAAACTCTCGCCCGATCCTGCGGCGATATCAAGGGATAGGTTAAGTAGATCTGTAGCCTTAGCGGTATCGCCTGTTACTGTAATTAGTTTTTGGAAAGACTCACGTAATACCTCGCCCTCATAACCAAACTTGGCAGATATATCTCCAAGGTTTTTTTCTATAGCGGCAGTATCAAAACCTAAACCTATATTTTTTAATACCGTCTCTAAACGCTTAGCAGATTTTTCATTTTCTGCAAAAGCTTTAACGGCATTTTTGCCGTAAGAAAGTAAACCCGCCGCTCCAAAAGCCAAGCCAAAACTACCGGCTAGGTTTTTTACACTTTTGCCTAATTTTTCCGAGGCAGTTAAAGCTTGCTTAAATCCTTTACCATCTAGTTTCGAGCCGATATTAATTACAGGTAATACCATTATGCAGCCCTGCTCACTGGCCCCTTGGCCACTCGAGCATTAAAAAGGGTAGTAGTTTTATTAATCGCCTCTAACGCTGCCGTTTCGGCTTTACCTTTATCCTCGGCCCACGCTCTATAAATCAAACGGCCGCGACCTTGTAAGCTGCTAACCAGCGGCGGTAAATTGGCAATAAATTGAGCACCGGCTTTACGGTTTACGGATCGGCTAACGCCTTTACTTGCTCCCCCAGCGCTAGGACCTACCCAAGGTTGAGGACCGTTACGGCCGGCAGTTTCATAAATAGCACCGGCGGCAGATTTATTAGTAATTTTTGCCATCGAGCTAAAGCCGTAATCTCTTACTAATGTAGGACTTGTCGAGTATGTAATACCCGCTTGGATAGTCTCAACATTGTAAAAAGGAAACTTGGCCTCGCTAAAAGATCGGGGAGCCCAATTACGCATAGGAGACTCAGCCGGTGCAAAACCTCGAGCCTTAGCGACTACAGGCTTCATAGCATCGGCTAAATCTTTACGTAGTTGCTTTTCAAGATCCGGAGCAAAAGATCGTAAGGCTTTACGCAGATCAACGTTTCCGCGTAATTCTATTACTGGCATTTTTAGCCTCCTCCGCTTGCTCGTTTAATACTTGTATCAACATCTTGTACATTTCTGCATCAAGATCGAGTACCGCTTGAGGCGGAACCCCTAACCGTATAGATAGTTGTGCTACCTGGTAGGTTAGGGAATCCCGCCCTAGCTTAAAGGCTCGTCGTCTAGTACCTCGACCTTTTTTAGAGTATCGAGAAACTCGGCTCCAAACATCGGTACAGTTTCGCCGGATGTGCGTAAACACTCCCAAGCTAACCAGTAGACATCCGATTGTTTTTCATCTAAACGAAACGCCTTATGAAACCCTTGCTTTGCGTAAATCTCAAAGGCGTACTCAATACGCGGCGTGATCTGATGTTCGCTAACCTCGCCTGTAGCCCTTGTTATTTTGAGTCGTGCCATTTTTTTAGCCCCTTTTCTTTTTTGTTATGAAGTAGTAACTACGATTGGTGAATTACAGGTAAATGTAATCGATTGGCTTGAGATGTCCCCTACAGCGCCGTTAATGTCGGTAGTGTTGTTTACCAAAATCGTAGTGCTGTATAGAGGGTTCTCTGGGCCTACGGCAGCGCTTGTCTGCTTTAGCGTAATTGGTACAGTAGTACCCCACGCAGCTTGGAGCGTAGCTCGCACAGATCCAGCACCTGAGGCGCCGTTATCGTTTAGGAAATCTAGAGTAATCGTTGATGTCTCTAGGCCCTTCGTAAATTTTCTGGATGAGTCGCCCATCGCGGTGACTTCCAATTCTTCAAAAACGCGGTTAATTGTCGCGCTCGTTACGTTCGCCGAGAGTGCAACCGAGTTAAGGGTCGCGACTACTCCATTTGATAGAAATACGGCCATCGCCTATTCCTCGCTTTTCTCTGTAGTAGGTGTATTAGTTTTTGCTTCTTTTTTTGGTGCTTCTTTAATCTGCCCTATCTTAATTAGAAAGGCAATATCCTCATCGGTTAGGCTCATTTGTTAGCTCCAGCTCGTTAGTATTGATATATTAAAATCGGCCGTTAATAAACTTCCGCTTTGTACCTCAAGTACAGACGGAGCCGATAAACTGCCAATATTCATTACGATATTTGAGGCGGCTAGTTTATTAAATACAGCTACCGCCGTGGTCTCAATACCCTGTAAATTTCCGCGATTATCGTACATCGGTACAGTCATAATAATTTTTAGGTTTGCCATTGGCGAAATACCTGCGTTCGTATTATTGCTTGGCGTAATGTAATTATCAGCCGGAGCAACGATAACGCTGTTAGCCGTAATTGTAGGCGGTGGAAAACTATAGGTATTCCAAACATTTGGATTAGCTAAAGCTGTGGCTACTGTGGCTCGTAGCGTAGTAATGGCGGCAGGCATTTAGCCCACCATAGAATTCGGATTTTGGTAGCCAGCGATGAGCCCGCGAATTTTGCCGATCATCGCGTTACCCATACGGTAAGGGCTTGGACTAAATCCATCGATAGATACGCCGCCGGTTTGGCTGACCTGCCGGGCTTGAAAAATGTCTACGGCCAAGATCATCGCGGCCTCACGTACGGCCGGAGTAGTCGCATAGCTGTTTGTCTTTGTGTCTGCTCCTACGGCTTGGCCATAAGGTAGTACGCGCTGAAAATTAACGTTAGCGGCGGTCTTAGCAAACTGGATAAAGCTATAGCCGTTAGGCCAATTAAAATAAGTGTTATTCCACACGATAGACGGTAGCTGCGACGATGTGCCAGCTGACCAAGGGATCGTACCGGTGATCGTGTAAGTGCCGTTAAAGGTTGAGCCGCACCCACTCAAGGTTACAGACTGACCCGTAGTAAAGATCATAGGGTTAGCGACCATCGCGGTAATTACATTATTTTGTAGCGTTACGCCCACTACCGGAGCAGAGGCAAACCATAAAAATTGGTTAAGTAAATCTTGTGCAGTCTGACAGCACGTTTCGACGATATCCGACGAATAAAGGTTCTCGATTCCCAAATTCGCGCGAAGCTCTGCCTCGGTGACGTAAGTCGCTGGCACTTGATTACTCCCATCTTAAAAGAGGCCGGTAGGGCTCAAAGGGCTAAGAGCCCTACCGACTATTAGGTTTTTTGCTTATGCCTTTAGGTAACGAACGATACCGTTAGGCATTTTTGCGATAGTTGCCATAAAGCCGTAAATCGCTACCTGTACTTGTAGGTTTGATACTACGTTTACTGACATATAAGCCTGAGGGCTGCGGTAAACCGTAAACGCTTCAGGGGCCAAAATTAACGCCGATGAGTCGTCTACTGTGGTTTCTGTGAAGTTCTTGTCTACGTATAGATCAAGGCCTAGTACGTTACCGCGGATAGACTGAGGGCCTACCTGTCCGGCTGCGTTCATAGGTTGGATAGCGTTATAAATTGGTCGCTTTGTGGTATCGGTTGCGCCCATTAGTAGTTGCCATTGTGCGGCATTACCTACGTAGTTCTGAGCAAAGTAACCTGTGTTTTTGTAGATGGCTGCTGCTGCTTGTGAAGTAAAAGCAATAACTCCATCGCTATCAGCTGTTGTCGGTGTTGATCCTGTACTAGCTGTTAGTAGAGCATTTACTACGGCTGTATCGATAGTAGTTAGGTACGCATTTTGTAGCTGCTGAGTTAATTCAGCATAGAAGTTTGGATCTGAACGCTCTAGAAGTTCGATCGAGATCGTACCCATACCTGAGTACTTCTGTACTGTGCCAGTTAGATACGCGCTCTGCATATCTGTATTCGATACTGCGCCGTTTTCTGCCTCTACTGTAACAGTAGGTGCTACGCCTGTACCGCCGCCTGCAGCTGTAACAAGTGATGGGACGTTAATTGTCATACCTTGTGCTGGCAAAACT